TTCCTCTTCAGATGGTTCGTGCCGTTGGCGAGAACACCTTCCAACCAAAAATCGGATTCAAGACGCGCTACGGCATGGTCGCGAACCCATTTGCAGAAGGAACCACCGTTGGCGCAGGTCGCCTCAGAGTCAACAGCAACCGCTACTACAGAAGAGTTGCTGTCAAGAACCTCATGTGATTCATATTCACAATCATCAAGACCTCCTTCGGGGGGTCTTTTTTTATGTAAACTGATAAATAGTAAAAAACTTCATTAATAATGGCGACTAGAAAGACTGCCTTAGAAAGGTCACGAGGAACTCCCTTAGACAATAGAAATTTTCTTGCACCAACAGGGTTTAAGTTTTCCCTGAAGAGAAGTCCTGGAGTCGCATTCTTCTGCAACCAAGCTAACATTCCATCCTTAGATCTTGGAGTTGCAACTCAACCATCATACCTTAAGGACATTGATGTTCCTGGTGATAAAATCCAATTTGGTGATTTGACAATCAGATTTTTGGTTGATGAAGATTTAATGAACTATATGGAAATTCAGAATTGGATTCGTGGTCTTGGATTTCCAGAATCTCTACAAGAGTTTAAAAGACTAGAAGATGAAGCAGTTGGATCAGTTGTATCCGATGGTGACAACATCTATTCAGATGGAACCCTACAAATTTTAAGTAGTAATCTAGTAGCAAAGTTTAACGTAAATTTTAAAGATTTGTTCCCAGTTTCTTTATCAACCATTACGTTTGATGCTACTGACACAGATATCGACTACTTTACAGCAGAGGCAACTTTCAAGTATACTATATACACCCTCACTGACCTGAATAACAAATCTTTATGATCGACCTTGATAAACTTCAAGGGATGTGGGAAAAGGACTCAAAAATTGATAATGACAATTTACATACAGAGTCTCTAAATATCCCCTCTCTTCATGCGAAGTACTTTGAGTTATATAATACCATCTTTCTAATGAGAAAGAAAGCAGAACAACAAAGAAAAAATATCAGACACGAACGATATGAATATTTCAGTGGTAAAGCAGACCCTGATGTTTATGTAGAAAACCCCTTTCCCAAAAAAATTAGGGATAAGGAAACTATGCAGAAGTATTTGGATGCAGATGAGAAACTCTCAGGAGTTTCTTTAAAAATTGACTATTATGATACAATGCTAGTTTACATTGAGAGTATACTAAAGCAGATAACAAACCGTACCTATCAAATTAAAAACGCAATAGAATTCATGAGATTCAACGCAGGATTAGGATGATGGAAGAAGAAGAGTATTATCAAATAGAATTACCTATTCAGGCAGTTCGTATCATTCACAAAGGTCTTTCCGATGCATATAAGAAATGGTCTGGTGGAGACCCACAAGAACAGGAAGATCTTCAGGCAATGAGAGATCACTTCTACAGAATTATTCTTACACACACGTTTGACAACGTAGAATAAATATTTGTAGATGAATGGATCTTTGTGATTGATACAACAGCGAACCTTGTTATATCTAAGTCTAACGAAGTATTTTTAAAAATTAATACGGAACCTCACATTGAGTATGAACTCAGAGACCACTTTAAGTTTGAGGTTCCTAATGCAAAGTTTATGCCACAGTATCGTGGTAGGAATTGGAACGGAGAGATCCATCTCTTTGATATGCGTTCCAAGCAAATCTATGTTGGGCTGTTAGATAAGATTGTTCAGTTTTGTGAGAATTACGGATATACTTATAAGTTTGAGGACAATAAATTCTATGGCACTCCATATGAGGAGAATGACGGTATCTCAATGGAGGGTGTCAAAGATTATATGCACTCCATTTGTGCCCATACTCCCAGGAAGTATCAAGTTGAGGGAGTATATGGTGCCCTAAAGCATAATAGAAAACTATTGATATCGCCCACTGCAAGCGGCAAATCTCTGATGATTTATTCTCTTGTAAGATATTATGTTGAGAAAGGCGAAAAAATTCTTTTAGTTGTTCCGACGACATCTCTTGTAGAGCAGATGTATAAGGATTTTCTTGATTATGGTTGGGATGCTGATTCATATTGCCACCGTATCTATTCTGGTAGAGAGAAGAGTAATAATGCCCCAGTAACGATTACAACGTGGCAGTCTGTCTACAAATTAGAGAGATCTTTCTTTGAGGACTATGGTGTAATTATAGGTGATGAAGCACATTTGTTCAAGTCTAAATCTTTGATTCAGATTATGACTAAGCTTCATCATGCAAAGTATCGTTTCGGTTTTACTGGAACCTTAGATGGTACTCAGACACATAAATGGGTTCTTGAGGGATTGTTTGGACCATCGTATAAAGTGACAAGAACTGATGAATTGATGAGACAAGGACATCTTTCTCAACTTGATATTCAGTGTCTTGTACTCAAACATCCACCTCAAAAGTTTGAAACTTATGAAGATGAGATACAGTATTTAATCAGTCACGAACAACGTAATAGATTTATTAAAAATCTTACATTAGATCTTAAAGGTAACACACTTGTTCTTTTTGCAAGAGTCGAAGCACATGGTGCCATACTCTATGAGGAGATAAATAAAAACAAGGGTGATAACCGCAAGGTATTTTTTGTACATGGTGGAGTAGATGCAGAGGAGAGAGAACAGGTAAGAGAGATCACAGAAAGAGAAAACAACGCTATCATCGTTGCCTCCTATGGAACTTTTAGTACTGGTATCAATATTAAAAAACTCCATAACGTTATCTTTG